AACACACAGCAAAGAAAGCAAAGAGAAGCAGAGAAATGCCAAACTGGGAAAGTATGATGGGGCAAACAATCCAAATGCTAAAAGTTATGTTTTAACTGGCCCAGATGGAAAAGAATATGTTATAATGGGCAAACTAAAAAGGTTTTGCGAAGAAGTGGGAATATCATTTGCGACAATGAAAGCAGCAGTTAGATACAACAGAATAACACCAAGGAGCAATGGGTGGAGCATTCAAAAATCAACAACTTCATATTGAGTTTATTTTTATCTTTTGATTACAAGCTTCTAATCAAACCACAAGAAATGAACATAATCATTCCAGACCCATGGGTGGAAGCCGGTGATGATTATCTCGCCGGAGATTGGAATGATTATTGTGCTGGATATTACATTCTAAATAACCCCAGAAGGGAAAAATGAATTGTGTGATTATGAAAACCCGTGGATGTGGGAAGGGAAACCTTTTACTTCTGATGACATCGGCGATAACTTTGGGTTTGTTTATCTCATTTCCAATGACATTTCTGGCCGCAAGTATATCGGAAGAAAGGTCTTCTGGTTTCATCGCAAGCCTCGGGGGAAAAAACGACGGGTCAAAGTGGAGTCTGATTGGAAAAAATATTATGGTTCTTCCGATGAACTCAAGGCTGATTTAAAAGAACTAGGAGCTGAAAACTTTTCACGGCAGATTTTGTCCCTTCATGCCACAAAGGGAAAGACAAACTTTGCCGAAACAGAAGCTCTCTTTAAGTATAATGTGTTGACAGAATCAATGGAGGACGGAACTCCATTGTTCTATAATAGCAATATAATGAACCGATATTTTAAGAAGGACTATTTCCCTAAATAACCAAGAGCCATCTTAAGATTATGAAAGTTGATCTCCATAATTTCTTTAAGCATTATAATCCAGAACTGAAACACCACATTGAGGCCATTCAGTGGTTGGAAGATAACCTTCCTGATGAATATACTGAAGACACATCAGAGTGGGTGAGGATCTTTCGCAAAAGAAAAGAAGAAGAACCACAGGAGATTAGACTTCCAGTTCCTTTTTACCCACAGACAGACAACTACAAACTGGCAGATGTTACCTGTAATAGTTCCTCATGCGCTATGTGTCTGGAATACTTCAAACCAGGAACACTAGAAGGACCAAAGGGTGATGATGAATACTTAAAAACAGTGTTGAGTATTGGGAAATCCACAGATCACACTGTTCAAACAAAGGCACTTCTGTCTTATGGTGTGAAGTCTTCCTTCCATTACAACTTAGGGTTCTTGGATTTAGATGAACAGTTGAAGAAAGGAAGACCAGTGGTGATTGGAATTCTCCACAAAGGTACTCTCAGTAAACCATTAGGCGGTCATGTCTTGGTGGTGATAGGTAAGACAAAAGAAGGACATTACATTTGTAATGATCCCTATGGCGACCTTTATGATGGGTACACTGGTCCTGTAATGAAAGGGAAAGGGGTCGTTTATGAAGCAAGTGTGTTGCAGAAAAGATGGACAGTCGAAGGTTTAGACAGTGGTTGGGGTCGATTGTTTCACGAATCGCCACCTGGAGAGGAACAACCAAAAAAGAAATCAGCCAGCCCACCAATAGTGGAGCTGGCGAAATCCCAAGAGTTGCAATCAATCTCATCAAAGAGTTCGAAGGACTCCACGACGTTAGGGGGGATGGGATGGTTTACGCATATCCTGACCCCGGTACTGGGAATCTTCCGATTACTATTGGCTGGGGAACAACAAGAAAAAGAGACGGAAGTCCTTTCAAACTCGGAGACAAAATAACCAGAGAAGAAGCAGATGCTCTGTTTGAGGAGCAGCTTAAGAGAGACTACTGGGACAAACTGAAAGTCAAAGTTCCTTATTGGGATGAGATGAATGATAACCAGAAGGGTGCTCTCTTATCCTTTGCTTACAATCTTGGTGCTGACTTTTACGGGCATCCTGGGTTTGGGACCATCACAAGAGCCCTGAGGGATCGCAAGTGGAGGAGTGTTCCCAATGCTCTGAAACTTTATGTGATGGCTGGAGGAAGAGCTCTGGCTGGTCTGGTCAGAAGAAGAGAGGCAGAGGGGAGTCTCTGGAAACGTAAATAAATATGAAGACCAGTTCCAAGATTGCCCGTCTCATGTGGTATAGTATTGAGACCGGCGAAAGTTGGAACGATCAGATGTTAACAAACGTTATGAGGATTAAATCAATTTTGTGCCTCTTCGCCACGGTGCCATTTTTGGTTGCTTGTGGTGTGAGCAAACCCATTAAAAGTAAAGTCCCTGTTGATGAACACGTTCAGAAAGTAACCTTCACGGAACACTTGAAGCCACTTAGGGACCTTATCTCTAAGGGTGAGGGAGATTATGACGCTGTGAATCGAGGCCGTGCCGGAGACACTCCTCAGGGAATTGTTGACCTTACTGGAAAGAAGTTTGAAAATCACAGTGTTGGTGAGGTTCTCTCCTTACAGAAGACTTCTGTTTTTGCTGTTGGTCGTTATCAATTCATTCCTAAAACTTTAAGATTTGCGGTGAGTGAGTCCAATGTCAACACAAAGGATAAGTTTACTAACAAAGTGCAAGATCAATTGTTCACTGTCTTGGTTAGCCACAAGCGCCCTGTTATTGGTGGTTACCTCCTTGGCGAACACGACAACGTCGAAGGAGCACTTGACGACCTCGCCCGTGAGTGGGCTTCGGTTGAGTTCAGAAAGGGAACAAGTTATTATCAGGGACGTGGGGGTAACAAAGCTCACATCTCCAGAGCGGATGCTAAGGTCGTTTTAGAGAAAATTAGAAATGACATTGAAGACAGTGACGAAGAAACAGAGGTTCAACATTCTGAAGTTTCATTTCGGGAAGAAGAATTACAAGATTCAGGATTGGATCAAGGTCTCCCTTCTGTTGAGGGGGGCGATTAGTGCAATTTCCTGGGTGCCATTTGTCTCTAAGAAACAAGCATTCAACTTCATTGATGAGTTGCAGTTGAGAGGTGATAATGACTTGCTTAACAGACTTATCATTGAAGACCCAGAGTTTCTCAGTTATCGTCTGGAGAGGGTGTTAAATAAGGCAGAGAATGAATGGTTAAAGGAAACAAGTGGAAATTAATTTCTTTGGAAAGAAAACACTTGCATCTTTTGTCTTGACAATGGTGGTAAATGCCATTAAGATAAGATTCAGAGAGTTTGAGATCACTGATGAGATTCTTTGGAAGGCTTATTATGAACTCAATAAACTTGTGGAGAGAACACCATTGGGAAAGATTGCAACTAAGGAGGAGTTTGCAGAGAAACTGGTGGAGGTTCTTGATGTTTTGGAAGGGGAAGTCGCCAGACAGAAGGAGAGAGACCCTGACTTTGTTAAGAAATTAATGAAGAAACATGCATGGATCTGGGAGATTTATCAACTCTTTAGTGATTATGTGACAAAAGAAAATGTGGAATCTGCAACTGACAACTTCCTTATGGATGAGATAAAGTTACAGATAAATCAGAGAATGATTACAGACCCCACTCTTCTGGATTATAAAATCAAGAGGGATGTGGATTATGCGATTGAAGATTATTGGAAGGAGGTAAAGAACATTGAATCATCGTGAAGTTTTGGATTCGGCATCTCAAGAGATTGTCAATAAACTCTTTGGAAAGTTTTATGTTGATGGAGACCTTGAGGGTTTTATGACTCGTTACCGGAAGGTTACAGAATGTAAAAAAGCCATCCTTAAGGACTTGGGTCTGTTATAGTAAATAAGGTTTGAATTTTATTATGAGATTATGTGCTGAATGTTTCCGAGAGACAAACAACCCTAAGTTCTGTTCTCAAAGTTGCTCAGCAATCTATAATAATCAACGACGACCTAAGAAACCTAAGAAACCTCAGAAACTCTGCGAGGACTGTGGAATCGTAATCGATGGTAGAAGTAAAAGGTGTCGTCGATGTTGTCCTTCTTTTGGCGAACTAACACTCGATGGAGCCATTTATTCTAAACATCATCGTTCCTCAGCTTTTGCTTTGATTAGAACCAGAGCGAGAGCGCAAGCCAAGAAACTGGGACTTGACACCTGCCAGTTTTGCGGTTATGATAAACACGTTGAGATAGCTCATATCAAGGGCATCTCGACCTTCACCGGAGACACTCTCGTTAGTGTCATCAACGGAGAAGACAACCTAATGGCTCTTTGTCCTAACTGCCATTGGGAATTTGACAACTTGCCCGCGTAGCTCAGCTGGATAGAGCACGAAACTTCTAATTTTGCGGTCGGGGGTTCGAATCCCTCCGCGGGCGCCTTGCGAGTATGGTGTAGTGGTAACATCACAGCCTTCCAAGCTGTTGTCACGGGTTCGAATCCCGTTACTCGCTTCCCTTTTAACAAGGAGATTATGTCAAAGAAAACATTTGAAAAGACCGACAAGAAGGGTCGGACTGAAACCTGGGAATGGGAAGAGACTCCTGAGACCGTCGAGGCACTTAAAGCATTGCATGAAACTGTGAAGAAAACACGCGTTGCTCTTGACAACCTCTCCTGAATTCCTTATGATGTAAATGTATTGAAGTTTTATCATGTACAAACCCTACACCCCTGAATGGAATCGTCAAAGATACCTAAGGGAATCCATTCAGAGGTATTTTGAAGAAGGTGAATCTGCTGAGGTTGTGATCGACGATCTCAGAGATATCTTTTCGCAATGGGTTAAAGAAACGGAAACAAGAAATCTTGAACTGAGGCAAGTTTTAGACAACCTTCAGACTAAATAAAACATCGAGGAATTATCACATGCTTTCGACAGAGTATCGCCTTCGTCTTGAGGGAATCTGCGCAAAGATTGTAAAGGGAGAGACTGTTGAACTGTCAGACATGATTTGGGCAGAGAAACTAGCAAAGGCTAATGGATCAGCGGGAGAGATGCTCAGAAGGGCAAGGAGGAAAGCACTCAACCCAAAGATGCAGAAGGGAAGTCTGGATGACTTCCTGAACACAATGGATCTGGGAGATCCTAATCCAAACAATCATAAAACCAGTTTTGATGGGGCACACGACATTGAAGAATGGTTTCGTCGTAACCGTCCAGACGATTGGAGAACTAGAGACTAGGCACCATGATACACGTTAGATGCAAAGTTTGTAACAGAGAGTTAATTGGAGACAACATTCACGCTAAGAGTTGTGGATGTTCTAACATGACAACCGTCACAGAGGATAGAATAACAGCAGTGGACATGACCAAAGTGGTTCTTGTGAAAACAGACATGGCGTCGCCATCTGGAAACACTCTTTCTGATTCTGATCTTATGGATCAGGAAATGAGAAGAAAGAGAAAAGTAAGAAAACTTGACTTTGAAATTCGATGATCATTGAGTACATTCTGTTCACCGTCCTGATTGGACAACAATCAATCAGAACCAAGTTTCCTGATAATGCATGGAGAACAGTTCCTCATGAGGTGGTAACCACCTGCAAGAACCGTCTGAACGTTGACCCATTTCAAGCATGGCCTCGCTTAAATTCTGTGGAGGAGATTGACATGTGGAACTGCATGAATCAACTGGAAGGGCTCCGAGGATCAGACAAACAATGGGATGGAAGAAATCACGAAGATCCCAACTTTGACAATTGACACCTGACACACTTTCGTTTACAATACAAGAGTAATCAAATCGAACGATGACTATTACTTCTAAGTTCAAAAAGGACATTCAAACTCTCCGCGGCGCCGCCAATGGTGATTTCTTTCTTGACGTGAGGAACCCCAAACTCTTCAAGAAGGTTCGTAAGTTTTATGAGAATGATGGTGTTGTGTTTTCCGGAGACCCTCTGGATGATTATGACATTCTGATGGATTGTATCGCTGAAGATCTTGTTGTTTCTGAGATGGTCTGATGGAAATTATTCTTGAAAGATATCCTTATCGATTTGTAATCAAAGGAGAACTGGAAAACGGAGAACCAGATTGCCAGATTGAAAAGTTTCACGAACATACAAAGAGATATCAGACAATGTATCTCTGTGATAATCAGATGCAGTTTCACATTGCGATTTCAGATCCCGATTATGTGCGCTGGCTTGATCCTGCCGATGTTCCATGTTATGTGAGAAATATTAGAAAGAATCCTTATGTGAGGGGGGAGTAATCCCCCCTTTTTTGTTGACACTGAATTCTAAATAAGTTACAATCTATATGTTCATGAACAAAGAATATGTCTGAATATAAGAAGACAGCACTTGTCCTTGGTGCTGGTGGTTTTATTGGATCACATATGGTAAGACGCCTAAGGAAAGAAGGTTATTGGGTTCGTGGTGTTGATCTGAAGTATCCTGAGTTTTCCCCCACAGAGGCTCATGAGTTTATTGTAGGTGACCTGAGGGATCCAAAGATTGTTGAACGTGTTCTTCAGTTCAAAGGTACTGGTGATAATAGTTATTACGCCTCTGTTCCTTGGCATTTGATTCAACCCTTTGATGAAATCTATCAGTTTGCAGCAGACATGGGTGGAGCCGGGTTTGTCTTCACAGGTGAAAATGATGCAGACATTATGCATAACTCCTGTCAAATCAATCTGAACGTTCTGGAACTTCAGAAGGTGATGAACGAGAGAAAAGAGATCAATCAAACTAAGATTTTCTACTCTGGTTCTGCTTGCATGTACCCAGAACATAATCAACTAGATCCCGACAACCCCGATTGCCGTGAAGAATCAGCATACCCAGCAGACCCTGACTCCGAATATGGATGGGAGAAATTGTTCTCAGAACGTCTCTACTTTGCTTACAACCGTAATCATGGTATTCCCGTTCGTGTTGCTCGTTATCACAACATCTTTGGTCCTGAAGGAACCTGGGATGGTGGAAGAGAGAAGGCACCAGCAGCCATCTGTCGAAAGATTGCACGACTTCCAGAAGAAGGTGGAGCTATTGAGGTTTGGGGAGATGGAAAACAGACAAGGTCCTTCCTTTACATTGATGAGTGTATTGAGGCAACCCGTCGAATGATGGATAGCGACTTCATGGGTCCTGTCAATATTGGTTCAGAGGAAATGGTAACCATCAACCAACTGGTGGAAACTGCAGAACGAGTTTCTGGTAAAACAGTTCGAAAGATACACATTGACGGACCTCTTGGTGTCCGTGGTCGTAACAGTAACAATGACCTCATCCGGGAACATTTAGGATGGGATTATACCATGACATTAGAAGATGGTATTCGTAAAACATATGAGTGGATTGATCAACAATGCAAAGAATTAAGGATTACACAGAACTCACAGGTCGAATCTCTGGTTG